AGTTGAGCGTGATCATCGGGTCGTTAATGTTCTCCGGTGTAAGCCACACCTTATGGTGAACAAGATCCGCTGGAGTATATACGCCCTGTTCCAGACACCGCTCACATAAGCCTCCGGTCTTCGCTTTGTATGCAGCGCTGCAGTCCTGCCACGCTTTCGATTTGTAAAATGCTTCAGCGAATGGTTTCATGTCGGTAAAGAAAAAGCAGACCATCACCTCATGGCCTGCCTCTTCTGTGGTGTCTCAGTTCCTTCCGGAGGTTGTATGAAAGGAGAAAGTCTTTTGGACACTATGGGCACTGTAACCATATCATACGATGTTATGGACATAAAAGGCCATCTATCGCCTTCAGTGCATATCCGTGGATCCGCGTCGTGTGTCGCACCGAGTAGTGCATCAGGTCAGCTATGTCCTGCCACCGCTTGTACGATAGGTAACGATAGGACAGGACCTGCACCATCACCGGGTCCGGCAGCAGCTCGATGGTCTTCCGGATCTCTTCCTGGTACGCAATCAGATCCAGCCAGTCGTACTCGATCTCCTGCGACAGGTCCGCGATACGCACTGCGATGCGTTCGACCGGCGAGTCTGTCCCGGATCCGCGCGGCATCCCGGTCAGATCTGCGGTGATATGCTCAGCCTGGGTGCGCAGTTCTTCCAGATGCAGCTCCTTGGCTTCTATGCGTCTGCGCAGGCCGTATGCTCTGTTCAGGTACTGCTTCGCGGTCATGTCAGCGCCTCTTGTGGTAGTAACCATAGAAGTCGTCGCCCCAAAGCAGCTCCATGCCAGGGTAACGCTCGTCGAAGATCTCCGGAGTCAGGTCCGGCTGCTTGTGCACTTCCCACGGGTTGCCGTAGATGGCGTCCTGCGGGTACATGTACGGAACGGCCACGATCAGGTCGTCGCACCGGTCCCACGCATACTTAAGTACACGTTGCGCCTTCTCCACGGTCATGTGCTCGATGACGTCGCCGAAGATGATCATGTCATAACGAGTGTACCGGAAGTCGTCGATGTCTATTGTGTACACGTTCCTGTACTTGTGCTTCAGCCCGTGCATGATCACGTTCAGCTCGTAGGCCTCCACGCCGTCGATGATGACATCCGGATCCAACAGGTGGATGAACTCCGCCCAGACCCCGTCGCACGCACCTACATCGAGGACAGTCCCGCCCTCTGGCAGATGATCGAGGAGCCAGATCACGACATCCTTTTTCCCTTGTACATTACTCGCCATCGTCTTCCACCTCCTCGAGCGGGCACCAGCGCGGCTTCGGATTGTCGATCTGGTACATCCTCCTGTTGGCCACGTCGCAATAGTGACTGATGTCGTCGTAAAAGTTGCAGCCGTAGCATGTCTTCGGCATGTCTATGTTCTTGATGAGTATGGCCATCTATTGCACCTCCTTTTTCTCCCAGAACGAGCAGAACGCATCGCTTGGAAAATATCCGTGCACTCGGCCCCACCACTCGCACGTGTATGCATCGTTTATAAAAAGCACGCTATGCTTGCAGGTGGAGCATCTCACTTCTTGCTCGTTTACGCCGCACACTTCCGCGATCAAGGCTCTGTTAACGCTCATTCTTTCACCTCGTCTACATCAACCATCTTCGCTCCGCAGTTCGGGCAGTACGCTCTTGGCAGCGACCCATCTATCCATATACCCCAATGGTCTAAAGCGTATGTTCCGTAACAGTTTGAACAGTATATTCTGTGCGGATAGGCATCTGTCCGTAGCCACCGCCCTCGCTTCACCACATCAGCGGTCGGAAAATTCGCTATCTGTTCTGCCGACACATAAATACGCATATACCCATACGCACCATCTTTGTACGCTTCTTTTAACAGTTCGTCCGCATCTATATATCTGCTCATCTACCTCACCCCATTACTACAAAAGTCTTTCGCATACCATCTGTATACGGACGGATTACGCTTGCATCCCTTTGTTTCTGCGTTCCAATGAATACACTCTACGCATAGCACTACTTCCTCTACTTCGGCGGCGGGAAAATCTGTTGGTTTCTTTGTTTCATAAACCATTTCGGTTGAAGAGATTTGACGAGTTCTATGTATATTCCATCCGTCTTTTTCGAGCATATCTGCATCTATGTACCTACTCATTACTTCCTCCTATACGGTCCCGCAGAGCAGGCGACGGTTCGTTCGGGACCGTTGACGGGACGTGATTGTCCATCGGCGCTTAGCCTCGGATAGTATTCAGTTGGTCGCCTGCCTGCCCATTACTGGTTATTTTGGTACGCAGAAGCCTTTCTCGTTTATGGTCCAGCCTTTGAAGCCACGCTCGGCCACATAGTGCCAGCATCCATCCGGCTCATCTATGCGGTCTCGGTTTAGCTCAACACTTGACCACGGCCTCCACTTGATTTCTGGGTACATCTTGCAGTAGTCGCGGAAGCGTCTTCCTCCAAGTTTTCCGGCATGCATGTCATTCATGTATGCCTCCAGGGCTTCTTCGTGATAGTAGCAGCCACGATATGGATGATCGTCCGGAAGGCCGTCCAGATTAACCGGAGGCTTGCTGCCGGATCTGACGCTGTCCTGTCTTGCTCTGATCTGCGATCGGATGCTCTTAACTGTCGGCGCATCGTCTTCCTCTCTGAGGATTTCCTTGCACGCGTCCATGATCTCTGCGATGCTGTTCTTCCGGAACGACTCATAGAAGGCATCGAGTAGATCTTCACGCCGACGCTGTGTCATGTTCGGGCTGTACTGCCTTGGGTATATGTTCGTCAGCCAGTCCAGAAGTCTGACTGTTTCGTCTTTTGTCATTTCTCCAGCCACCTCCTCGTAGCTTCGTCGATCTCGTCCTGGCGGTTCCGATTGTTCTGCTTGTATACGGGCTTGCCTTCCCATCCGCGCATCACTGCTTTCCAGTTCTTGATGGGTTGGTTCCCGCGCATCCAGCCGGTTCCTTCGTAATAATCCCAGAAGGCCTGCGCGTCCACTGTGAGGCCTGCCTCACTCTTGTAGGAGATCACATCCTCCAGAGAGGGAGAGACCACTCTCTCTTCTTGGATATTTATATCCTTCTTACATTCTTTGATTGTTGCCACTTGATTGCCACTTGATTGCCCGTTACGCTGCCGCTTGTCCTGATAGCGATTGTAGGAAAGTATTGAAATTACTGAGAAGCGACTATGCCGTCTGATTGCCACTTCCCCTGTCGCTTCGAGGTGTTTTAGCGCAGTTCGCACATTTTTCAAGCTCAGGCCGGTCTCAGCTGCAAGGCTGTTGATGCTGGTGGCGAGTTCTCCGCGTCCGATTGTAACGCCCATGAAGCCGTGTGACTTGATGTTGGCTTTTAGTAGCAGATGGATAAAGACTTCCTTCGTGTTGTGGTCCTTGTACCACTGCCACTGCAGGATGTTCCGATCCAGTTTTATAAATGTCGTTTTCTCAGCCATCAGATCCCCCTCTCCAGCAGGTAGTGGATCATGGCAGCAGCGCGCTCCGGATGGCAGAACAGGAAGGTCACGCCGTAGCGTTCCTGCATGGTCTGCATGGCCTTGGCCAAGCGTTTGCCGGTGATGGCCTTCGGGCTGTCTATGAGCCGAGGGTTCACCCAGGACGCAACGCCGGCCAGATCAGAGATGCCTTCCTCGTTCTCTATGAGCACATAGAGGTGACAGCCCATGTCTTGAGCCTTCTGCAGCTCGCGCCGGAAGCGTCCATGCTCTTGGCTGGATCCACCGATGTTCTGCGCGATCTCCTGCATAGATGCCTTGGTGTCCACGGCCACGGGTGGCACTGCTGCATAATCGCCGAATGGCAGGGCGCAGCGGATCCAGCGGTCGCCGTGATCCGTCCACGCCTTGTGCTTCAGCTCATGCTTGCCTGCTTGTTGTCTGCTGTCCTCGATGATGTTCATCAGAAGGGCAGATCTGCCTCGTTTACGGCCTCGAAGCCTTCAACGGGAGAGGTGTAGGATGCTTTCTGCAGTTTCTTCGTTTCTGGCACCGTGAAGTCGCCCTGGCCGATGGACTGCGCGGATCTGACGGCCACTACAGTCGTGCGTTCGCGGATCTCGCCACGGTCGGTCTCGTATTCCTCGTAGCCGATGACCAGCCCGATCTTCAGGCCGACCAGCTGCTGCTCGTTGAAGTCCTTAGAAGCCTCCAGCGCCTTGTTGAAGTCGGTGAGGTTGGACTTGTCTACGGCTGCCATATTGGCCTTGAAGTATTTCCGGTTCTTCTCCTTGTAGGACCAGAACATCTGGTGCGCATACGGGTGTTCCTTGCCCCAGTCGTCGCTGTAGAAGCCCTTAAATCCGCCCGTAGCGATGTCATAGACGACTCTGAGGTATTCCTTATCGGGCACGTCTTCTACGGCCTTAATTTCGCAGATATAGCCGCCTGCAGGCAGCTTGCGGAAGCTGCCCATCTGAGCTGCCTCCACGTCCTTGTATGATTTTCCGAACGATTTCATATGTTATTCCTCCGTATAGTAGTCTTCAGCGAACTTGGTCGTGATGCAGTCCTCGCATCCGACGACCTCGCCGTCTCTGAGATATAAGTATGTGCCAGGCGCGATCTCCGAACCGCAGACAGGGCACTCGTAGGTGTCTTCCTCCGGTGGATCCACGCGGTCGCTGGCTTCTCCGTAGATCAGACGGCCCATCACTTTGCTCCCTTCAACGGTTTCAGATCCCAGTAGCTGCGGATCGTCGTATCGACCATCTTCAGGTCGTTGTCAATCTCGCGTTCTGCGAACATATCCATCGGCGACTTTGCCGGCGGTCTGCCGTTTGTCACGAAGGTGTACTTCTCGCCGTCGGTCTGCGCGAGCAAGACCACTGCGAACAGGCCCTCGACGCAGAGCTGCTGATCCAGCATCTTGCCGATTGTCTTGGCCTTGATGTTGCCGGAGTCATCCACATCGGTGTGATGCAGCAGGTATACGACCGTGTCGTTTGATGTTCCGTTGATGATGGTGTATAATAGTTGCTGGAACTCGACCGCGATCTGCGTGAACTTCTCGTAGCCTTTCTCGTAGGCTCTGGCGAAGCTCTCGAAGGCCATCAAATACTGGCTGTCGTCGATCGCGTAGCAGTTAAATGTGTTTTTCATCAGCGTCTGTTTGATGATCGCGTAATCGGATGTGTTTGCGATGTCCAGCTTGCCCCGGAACGGCAGAGGCTTGGACGCTACGTTGAGCACTCCGATTTCGCCTTTTTTGAAGTTGCGCAGGCTTGTGGATTTTCCGGTGCCGCTTGCGCCCAGCACCAATACAGGGACTCCCATTATTTGCTCCTTTCTAAACGCTTGTTTGTATGTTCTACCCTGAATAAGCAGGGCACCTTTGGCGGACGCTTCCGCGTGTGAGTAGTTGCAGAAGGGAAGA